AGGGAAAAAGGGTTATGGTCAAACAAGTTTTACAAGTTTACAGGAAGATTGATAAAACTTGTTTGACAAGCAATAGGTTTACAAGTTTACAGGAAGATTGATAAAACTTGTTTTACAAACAAAAGGTTTACAAGTTTACAGGAAGATTGATAAAATTTGTTTGACAAGCAGCCTTCAACTCAAGCAGCCTAATAAAATTGTTGACTTTTATTATACTATATTCCAAATGGTATCTTACGCTTAGTCGATCCCGATGAAGCCTTCATTTATTCGCCGATCCTTTAAAAGAGGATCGGCATTTTTTTCTTGACTTTAATTATAAGATCTTTTTTATTTCTCTCATAGTGAGGTCAATCAATGGAACTTAAACTTCTCGAACATCTGGTTCGCTTAATGATAATTCTCTTAGGAATTGGTTTCGCGATTCGCCTGGGAAAACATCGCCCGGAGTGGCGCAGCAGAAAAACTTTAATCTGTTGGGTATGGACAATGGTAGCTGTTGACATAATGATTATGAACGGCAACTTTTCTGAATCAACCTCCGCGCAGATATTCATCGGAGGCGCGTTAACCTTGAATGTTGTTAATTTTATCGGCGACAGGATCGAGACAATCAAGTTCAATAATTTTTCTGCATCCCTATCGACAAATGAGCCAAAGAAGAAAGAGAAAAAAGCAGCCTTGCTGCCTGATGACGAAGCTGCCCCTCCAATCAATAAGACCGAAAAAGAAGAGGTAAAATTTTAATGGATATAAGAGTCAGCCAGAAAGCGGAGATGTGGCAGCCGAAAGGTCTCGTGGATGTAATTGTGGCAGGGATCAATGATTTTTTTCTAATAGAATCAGAAGACGAACTCGGCCAAAAATGGATCGAAGATGTTGAAGGCATCGAAGATTTTTTTGAAGAAGAAAAGGACAGAGTTGAATTCGCCGTCTTACGACAGAGAGGACAGGACCCGATTGCTCCGTTTGAAGGAATCCAATGGGCCGAGGCACTGTTGCAGGAAATACCAATCCCATTATTGATGCAGCAAATCACAGACGCAGCAATCACTGAAAGCAGTTTCATCGGTGTTTCTTTTGACACAGTTAATGCTGATGGTCAGGAACAATTAGCAATCAGGTTCTCTACGGTAGGAGTGTAATATGTCCAATTTGAATGATAAGATAGATGAAGTTTTAATTGCGTTTGAATTATTATTAAATGAGTCAATGGCGTTGGACTACTGCGGGGTAACAGGGAAGGACAGAAAACTTATTCTGAACAATCCCGATTTTACACGGGAAGCAAAAAAGATAAAAGCCGGGAAATATATCGAAGAGATTAAAGACATCAATGCCCTCGTGAAAAGTCTGGGACAGTCAGGTAACGGGGAGAACGACAGGATCTCTGAATCAGATGAAGACCCTACAAAAGTAATTACCTTAAAAATGAAAGTCGCTTCTATGCGAAGAGAGATGCTTTCTCTGTCTGCGAATGAAAAGGAAACCGATGAGGCTGAGAGTCTTAATATCTTCTTCATCGATGTTAGCCGGGAGGACTTTGAAAGGATGTTGAACGTGGAGATACAGGACGGTGAAGCCTTTGCGACCTTATCAAGTGACGAAGGGAAAGACACACCGGCGAATGTGACTGCAAGGTACAAGAAAGAGGAAAAACAAAAAACCTCGATTCCGTCTGAGCTGTCGAGAAATACAATCGAGTATGTGAATGAAAATGGCGAGAAGGTAATAGAAGAGGTAATGAGGTGAAAAAAAAGTTTCTCCTTCTGCATCAGACACAATTTATGATCGCGCCGTATATTTTTCCTGAGAAAAGATTTTTTATTTTCACTGCAGGGTACGGAGCAGGAAAAACATCTTCTGTTGCTACTGCTGTTACTTACGATATACACATGCTGAGAGATTCAAAAGATCGTGAAGGAAGACGGCCACGCCTCGGCCTCGGTGGAAAGTCTCTCGGACACCTTGTTAAAACCACTTTAAGCTATATCCTTTCTGACTTGGAGAATTCAAAGACACCTTACAAATATAATGCTAAAGACAATGTTCTCTCTGTCGGGAATGTGGATGTTTATCTTGTTTCTCTGTCAAGACCCGGAGATATTATAGGTTACGACGTTTGCGGTTTTTACGGGGATGAAGTGGACGACCTCGGTTCAGTCTCTATCTCTTCTGCTTCAGACATGACGTTTGAAGCGATTAAGGCTTTGAACGAAAGAACACGACAGGTGATCTACGGATTCAGACCTCCATTCATAAAACTTGCGTCAACGTCTCAGGGACAGAAGGGACTCTATCGTGTTGTTACACAATTTAATAAGGAGCAAACGGGGTATGTCAGAATTAAGGCGCGAACGAGAGATAATTTCTATCTTAAAGAGGACTATGTGGATTCTCTTTACAAGTTTTATACGGAGACAGAAGCGAAAGTTTATCTGGAAGGTGAATTCCTTTCGGTTGGTTCTGGGCGGATTTTCCCGGACTTCGATTGGGAACAGAATTTTGCGCGGATGCCGATGGATAAAATGCTTCATCCCACTGAAGAGTTGTTCTGGGCGCAGGACTTCAACCAGGGGTACTTCAGGGGATGCGTAGGAGTTCTTCGCGGGAACGCGATTTATGTCGTCAAGCGGTATGAGTTCGAGCAGATCAAAGATGCTCCGCAGGTAGTTCGTTATGATTTTCCAAATAATAAAATTATATGGATACCGGATGCCTCTGCAAAAAGTGATATAATGACATTTGCTTCTGAGCTTCGCAAGTATCAGATCTTCTGGGCCTTCAGAGGGAAGAACCCGAATGTGGAGGACACAGTTTTTCTGGTGAATAAGCTGCTTTACACGCGGAGGCTCGTGTTTACTGAATTGGCAAAGGACACCGCCGAGGCATGTTCACTTGCTCTTCGTGATCCAAAGACCGGATTGATGCCGAAAGGAATAGGGAAGAGGAGTCCGATACACGATATAGATGCTCTTCGTATGCTTTGTTATTTTTTAATCTTCAAACCTGTGATGAAGGACATTCGTGACTTAACCATTCGCCGGAGATTGGAAGAATGGAAGAACGAAGAGGAAGTCTTTGGCGATGCAGATGAGGCGAAGAATATCGTCAAGACCGGAGGGTTTTCTATTATAGGACCTGATTTGTTATAAAAGACTTGACAAAAATTTTAACTTATGAGTGCAGTATAAATATGTTCTTAAAGGTGGGATAGTCTGTGCTAAATTTTAAAAAAGATATATGGCCAATCATAGAAAGAGACAATGTTTCATCTGTCGTGAAAGACAGTCGCGTCCAGATTAAAGCGAACGAATTTAAACCTCTCTCTACAAAAGCCCTCAACTTGATTAACGCGAAAATTGAAAACGAGATGAAGACGCAATCAATTTTATCCGCGAAGTCTGAACAAAAAGAACTTACTTCTTACGAAGATCTTAAAAAACGTGCGACAGCTTTCGGGAATGTACTTCTGACGAATAGAAAGTCAGGGAAGAGTCTTCTCAGCACGATGGACAGTATGATCCAGAGGGACGTGTCTCCGTTCATGGCCAACGGCTTTTCAAATTCGACACAGTTTGCAAATAACAATATATGGATCAGCCCGGCGGAAGCAGCGTTGATTTATTCCGGGAAAGGTATCCCGGAATTGATTATTGAAAAGAAATCACACTCGCCTTTGCTGAACGGCATCAAGATAAAAAATCCCAGACTTCAACCAAAGGAACTCGATCTGATCGGTGAAGATGTAATCAAGTATCAATTTGATATGAGGATTGCAGAAGCACTTAGAGACAGCCTTGTCTTTGGGGGTGCTTTGATGTTCCCGAAGTTTAAGAAGGATTCCCCGGCAACAACTTTTATGTCTGTCGAAAACCTTGTGAAGTACGGAGTCATCGGGAAGAATTGTATCGAGAGGTTTGTTACTCTCGACAGGTGGAACGTGGTCTTTACTCCCGATTGGAATCCTCTTTCTTCTGCTTTTTTAAAACCTCCTGCGTACTTCATTCCTTTTCTGGGTTCTGTTCTGAACGCGGAACGCTGCTCAAGGGTTGTGACTTCACCGGCGGCAGGGTATTGGGGGACAATGATGACCCTCGGTTGGGGTGTGTCTGATATACCCGGTTGGATAGAATCAGTCTTGAACTATGATGCTGTCATGCAGGCGATTCCTTACATGATTAAACAGATGTCTCTTCTGG